CTCGGGCGTCCCCCCCACAGGCCAGATTGCAAAAGTCCTGATTGATTCCGATTGATTCGAACGAGGTTCTGCCGAAAATGGCCGATGGCGCTCTAGTTCGTTCGGTTCGCTCAACACTCAAGTCCCTCGAGGTCAACCCCGTGACCGATGCCCGAGGACGCCTGGCGCTCATGCTCGCTCAGACGCTCGACGAGGGCGCTGGGTCGATGATGGCCGGCGTTGCCAAGGAGCTGCGTCAGACGTTGGCAGAACTGGAGACACGCAATGGCGGCGACTCCGACGCCTTCTCCAATCTCCTCGCCGAGTTGTCCGCCCCGCTGGTCGACGCCTCGGACTGACCGCCCAACCCTCGGCGGCCGAGTCGCAAAGGTCGCCGAGCTGCTCGGCATGCCGCTGATGCCGTGGCAACGGCAGGTCGCCGACGTCGCCTACGAGGTCGACCCCGACACCGGCCGCCTGGTCTATCGCGAGGTTCGCCTGACCGTTCCTCGCCAGTCCGGCAAGACGACGCTGATGTTGGCCACGATGGCGCATCGTTGCGTGCTCATGGGTGATCGTCAGCGAGTCGGCTACACCGCCCAGACCGGCAAGGACGCTCGGCTCAAGTGGGAAGACGAGCACGTGCCCGTCCTTGAGCGTTCGCAGTTCGCTCCGCTGATGAGCGTTCGCAAGACCAACGGCTCCGAGGCGATCCGATGGGCCAACGGCTCGATCTGGTCGCTCCTCGCCACCACCGAGACGGCCGGCCACGGTGCGCAGATCGACCTAGGTGTGATCGACGAGGCATTTGCCCTCACCGACGACCGCCTCGAGCAGGCCATGAAGCCCGCCATGATCACGCGCAAGCAACCGCAGCTGTGGATCGTCTCGACGGCCGGCACGAACGACTCGCTCTACCTCAACGACAAGACCGACGACGGCCGCATCCGAGCCGCCGCCGGCCAAACCTCGTCGGTGGCCTTCTTTGAGTGGTCCGCACCCGACGACGCCGACATCGCCGACGAAGCCACCTGGGCGGCGTGCATGCCCGCCCTCGGCATCACCGTCCCGGTCGAGGCGATCCGCTCCGACTTTGAGTCGATGCGAGAGTCCGAGTTTCGCAGGGCCTACCTCAACCAGCGCCAAGACCGCCTTGCCGCCGACCCGTGGCAGGTCATCAAAGAGGCCGACTGGATGGCTTGCGCCGATGCCAGGAGCGTCATCGACTCCGAGCCGGTCTTGGCCATCGACGTCACACCGTCGAGGTCCATGGCCTCGATCAGCGCTGCTGGCTTGCGCGCCGACGGTCTGCCGCACGTTGAGGTCATCGGCAACCGCCCCGGCACCTCGTGGATCATCGACTGGTTCTCCGGGCCCGGTCGGGTCGACAAGTACCGCCGAGTCATCATCGACCCGGTCTCGGCGGCCAACAGCCTCACCCCTGAGCTGCGGGCCCTCGGCTTGCAGATCGACGAGGTCGGCTACCGACAAGTCGCCGCCGCCTGCGGCCGCTTCTACGACCTGGTCGCTCAACACCAGCTGCGCCACATCGACCAGGTGCCGCTCAACGCCGCACTCGCTGGCGCCAAACGGCGCAACCTCGGCGAGGCATGGGCGTGGCATCGCCGAGACGCCAGCGTCGACGTCTCACCGCTCGTCGCCGCCACCCTCGCCCTCGAGGCGGTGACTCGCACGGCCGCCACTGGCGACCTGTCCTTGCAAATCTTCTAACCGCCAGAGGACCCCGATGCTCAAGCGTTCGCAGCTCATCTCGACGCTCATCGAGCTCGTCGGCGTCGCAGCCGTCGTGGCCGGCGTCGCTCTGCTGTGCGTGCCTGCTGCGTTCATCGTCGGCGGCGTCGCCGTCGCTGCGATCGGTGTCGCTCTCGGCCGTGAGGCATCCGCATGAGCATCTTTCGCAACCTTGCCAGCCGTCCCGAGACCCGCTCCTACGAGCTGCTCAGCGCCGCCGCCATCCCACCGCCTGGCGCGTACTACCCGACCGATTCGGGTGCCACGGTCAACACCGACTCGGCGATGCGCCTTGACGCCGTCTGGGCTTGCGTCAACCTCCTGACCGACATCGTCGCTCCGTTGCCGTGGCACGCCTACCGTGAGCAGCCCGACGGCCTGCGCACTCGCGTGAAGTCGCCGGCGCTGCTGACCTCGCCCTCAAACGAGGTCGCCTTGTCCGGTGCGGACTGGCGTGGCCAGATCATGCGCTCCTGGCTACTGCGGGGCAACGCCTACGGCCTCGTCAGGGAGCTCGGCCCCCAGGGCGAGCCGACGCAGGTCCAGATCATCCATCCCGACTACGTCAGCGTCGTGCGCCTCGGCCCGCTTGGCCCGTTCGAGTACCGGGTGCTCGGCGAGCGCAAGGACCTCTTCCCGGCCGGCGACCTGATCCACCTTCCCGGCGCCTACACCGTGCCCGGCACGCCCGTGGCGCTTTCGCCGATTGACTATGCCCGTCAGACCATTGGCGTCGGGCTCTCGGCCGAGGAGTACGCAGCCCGGTTCTACGGCGACTCGGCCGTGCCGTCCGGCGTGCTCCACACCGACCAGTCGCTCACCGGCGAGCAGGCGCTGGCCATGAAGGCCCGTTTCAACGAGGCCGTCAAGGGCCGTCGAGAGGTCGCAGTTCTCGGTTCGGGAATGTCGTTCTCGCCAATCAGCGTCTCGTCGTCGGAGTCGCAGTGGCTGGAGACTTCGAAGGTCACCGCCACGCGCATCGCCCGCATCTTCGGCGTCCCGCCCGAGATGATCGGCGCCGAGTCCGGCTCGTCGATGACCTACGCCAACGTCGAGTCTCGGTTCCTCAACCTGCTCACCTTGGCCGGCCGCCCGTGGATCGCCCGCCTCGAGCACTCGCTGTCAAACCTGCTGCCCGGCCGCCTGCTCGTCCGGGCCGACGTCGAGGAGCTGCTGCGCACCGACACGCTCACCCGAGTCAAGGTCCAGACCGAGCGGCTTCGTCAGGGCAGCCGCAGCATCGACGAAGTCCGGCGTGAGGACAACCTGCCGCCGATCAAGGGTGGGGACCAGTTCCTCTGGCCTCCGTTCGCCATGGACGTGGCGAAGATCGACCCGATCGAAGACGACGCCCCGACCGACCCACAGGAGACGCAAGATGTCGAAGGCTGACGCCTCGCTGCCGCAGGAGGTCATCGACCGCCTGGGCGACACCTCCAAGCTGACCGATGTCCGCTCGACCAAGCGGGGCAAGGTCGACGTCGAGGTCCGCACCCTCGCCCAGGCGCCCTCACTCGTCACCGCCGAGGACACCACCTGGAACCTTCGGGGCTACGCCACCGTCTACGACGTCGGCTACCCGATCGCCGGCGGCCCCGAGCACGGCGGCTGGACCGAGATCATCGAGCGCGGCGCGACCGCCAAGTCGATCAAGGATGGCGCCGACACCCGGCTTCTCTTCGACCACGACGGCATCCCGCTGGCTCGCACCGCGAGCGGCACCATGCGCCTCATCTCCGACGACCTCGGGATGATGGTCGATGCCGACCTCGACCCTTCGTCGCCCTACGCACAGTCGGTCCGCTCCGCGGTCCTGCGCGGGGACGCCGACCAGATGTCCTTTGCCTTCCGGGTGACCCGCCAGGAGTGGAACGAGGACTACACCGAGCGCCGCATCAAAGAGGTGCAGCTCTTCGACGCCAGCGTCGTGACCTATCCCGCCTCGGAGGCAACCGTCGTGCAGATGAACAACACCACCCCAGAGGACGTCGAGGCACGTGACCTTGACCCCGAGGCCGAGGCACAGGAGGACTCGCTCGTCGAGCAGATCCGCCAGCTGCTCGCGCAGCTCATCGCCGGCGAGGCCGCCGAGCTCGAGTCGGGTTCGCCCGCCGCTCAGTCGATCCGCGCACTGGTCAACGTGCTGTGCGCCCTCGACTGGTGGGAAGAGGTCGACGAGGCCGAGGACGCCTCGGGCGACTCCGAAGAGATGTCAGAGGACGAGCCGGCAATGGCCCGCTCGCTCTCGACGGCGGACGCTCTCGCTGAGCTCCGCGCCCTGACCGCTTAGCGGTCGCCAGTCATACCCAAGCCACGCCGCTCCACGCGCCGCGTGTCACGCCGACCGGTCGCCCCGGTCACCTGACGCGCACCCGTGAGCACCTGGCATCACCCAGAGACCAAGGAGGCACGTCATGGACGTCCTTGAGACTCTCCGCTCGACCCTTCGTGAGCGCCTCGCAGAGCGAGACGCCTTCGTTGCCGAGATGGAGACCATCACCGCCGCCGCCGAGGCCGAGCAGCGCTCGGAACTCAGTGCCGACGAGACCCTTCGCTTCACCGAACTGCGTGAGGCGATCCAGACCCAGAACGCCGAGATCGAAGAGATCGAGGCCCGCATCAACGAAGGGAGCAGCATCATGGATGCCGCCACCGAGGCCCGAGAGGCCGCCATCCCGTCCGAGGAGACCGACGCCACCGAGGCACGCGTCTCCGTCAAGTCCGAGGCCATGACGTACCGTCAGGGCGGCTCGCACTCCTACTTCAAGGACCTCGCCCTGGCGCAGGCCCCTGGCGTGTGGGACGGCGAGGCCCGTGCCCGTCTGCAGCGTCACGCTGACGAGACGGCCATCGAGCTCCGCACCAACATGAGCCGCACCGACGGTCAGGGCGGCGAGTTCGTCCCGCCGCTGTGGCTGCTCAACCAGTTCATCTCGCTCGCTCGTGCCGGTCGTGTCACCGCCGACCTCGCCAGCAAGTTCGAGCTGCCCGCCGGCACCGACTCGATCAACCTCCCGAAGATCTCGGGTGGTTCGACCGTCACGGCCACCACGGACAACTCGGCTGCGTCGAACACCGACATGACCACCGCCACGGTGACCGCTCCGGTGAACACCTACGCCGGCCAGCAGGTCTTCGCGCTCAGTTTGCTCGAGCAGAGCCCCGTGAACTTCGACCAGGTGGTGTTCGCAGATCTCATCGCGTCTCACGCTGCGGCCATCGGTTCCGCCGTCATCGCTGGTGGTGGCACCTCGGGCGCCCACGAGGGCATCCTGACCAACACCGCCGTCAACTCGGTGACCTACACCGCGACGACCCCCACGGGCACCGGCGTCTACACCGCCATCGCTCAGGCCGTCTCGCAGGTCGCCAAGACCCGGTTCCTCCCGGCGCAGGCCATCGTGATGAACCCGCAGCGCTGGTACTGGCTGTCCTCGCAGGTCGACGGCAACGGGCGTCCGCTCGTCGTGCCGAACGCCGGCGGTCCGTTCAACGCCGTGGGCGTCATGACGGACGCGCAGGCGCAGGGCTCGGTCGGCGCCATGCTCGGCCTCCCGGTCTACCTCGACCCGAACATCGGCTCGACGTACTCGACCAACCAGGACCGCGTCATCGTGGCCCGCTTCTCGGACCTCGCGCTGTTCGAGGGTGCCCCTCGCACCCGCGTCCTGTTCGAGACCGACGCCAACACCCTCCAGGTGCGCCTGCAGGTCTACAGCTACAGCGCCTTCACCTCGCGCCGGTACAGCGGGGCCATCTCGGTCTGCTCCGGCACCGGGTTCGCAGCGCCGTCGGGCTACTAGTCCGAACAGCTGTCAAGTCGGCGGGCCTGAGTGCGACGGGGACGCGCTCAGGCCCGCCATCCCCACCATCCCCGATCCTTTCCCCGAGGAGCAGCCCCATGAAGTCCAACGGCAAGGTCACCGTCGTCTGGCTCGACAACGGCGAGGTCACGTCCGACTTCGCCGTGTCGATCGCCGACATCTTCCGAGCGCAGAGTCACATCATCAACGGCCGGGTCATCGTCCGGTCAGGTGGGGCGATCACTCGGGGCCGCAACTCGTCGATCTCCACGTTCCTCAGCTCGTCCGATGACGAGTGGGCGCTGCTGGTCGACTCCGACATGTCGTTCCCGGTCGAATCGTTCACGACCGTGCTCGAGGCAGCGCACCCGACCAAGCGTCCCGTCGTGGGCGGCCTGTGCTTCGCCCACTCGGGCCAGTTCGCCGGCCCGTTCCAGACGCTGCTGCCCACGATCTACCACCGCAACCCGAACGGCAAGTACCGCCCGTTCTGGGACTACCCCGACAACCAGCTCGTCGAGTGCGACGCCACCGGCGCTGCGTTCCTCCTCGTCCACCGCTCAGCGCTGCTCAAGGTGCAGGCCCAGCAGGACCAGGGCGAGTGGTCATGGTTCCACGAAGGCCCAAGCGCCGACAAGACCACCTGGATGGGCGAAGACATCATCTTCTGCGAGCACCTGAAAGCCGCAGGCATCCCGATCTACGTCCACACCGGCGCCAAGATCGGCCACGTCAAGGGCACGCACTACGTCCTCGACGAGACCATGTTCCGCCTCATGCACGCAGCGGTCACCACGCTCGATGCTGACTCCTGACGGCGCCCGCTATTTCGCCATGGCGCAACGGCGGGTCGCCCGCCCGTTTCACCTGCGCTGGCTGCTCCCAGCCATCGCCGGTCAGAACGAGAACGTCTGGCGAGCCATCAGCTGGTCCTCGGTGGCCCTCGTCGGGGTCCTTACGGCCATCTACACCCGAAGCCCTTGGATGGCCTGCGTGGCTTTCCTGCCGGGCCTCATGTTCAACGTCCGCTGCCCGGTCCTCGTCGACGCCGCTGGCATGGCGCTGGCCCTCGGCGCTGCGCTTATGTTGTCGGTCTGCTGGCCAATCGCCATTGTGCTTGCACTCTTGGCCGGTTGCACTCGTGAGACCGCCCCGATCTGGGCTGCGGTCTACGCGTGGAATCCGCTGCTGCTGGTCGGTCTGATCCCCGTCGGAGTCCGCTGGTGCATGCGCCAAGGCCCTGACGTGCTCGATGCCGAGAACGCCTGGGTGATTGCCCACCCGTTCAAGGCGTCGCTCAAGTACCACGCCGGTCGCTGGCTCGACCCGCAGCTCATGGTGCTGCCGTGGGGCGGCCTGCTCGCCGGCGTGACCGCCTTCACGACCCAGACCGTCGTGGCCGTCGGCCTCGGCTACGCGCAGCTTGCCGTTGCCACCGACGCCGTGCGCCTCTACCAGTGGGCCGCACCAGTCCTCGCACTCGCTGCCGTCGCTGCCGTGCCCGCCTGGGCGCTGCCGATCGTGGCTCTGACCGTCATCTTCAACCCCTGGAAGGGTCCGGGGATCTAGGAGCGCTGCCATGAGCATCACCAACGGCTACTGCACGCTCGGCGATCTCAAGGCCGTGCTCAGGATTGTGGACAACGTCGACGACGCCATGCTCGAGGCCCGCATCGAAGAGGCCAGCCGAGTCATCGACGACTACTGCGACCGCCGTTTCTACGTCGACGCAACCGCCACCGACCGGGTCTACGTCGCCCCGTCGAGCAGCTACGTGCTCACCGACGACATCTCGAGCACGACCGGCCTCGTCGTCAAGATCGACACCGGCGGCGATGGGTCCTACTCGACCACGCTGAGCGCCTCGCAGTACCAGGTCGAGCCGCTCAACGCCGTGTCGAAGGGGATGAGCATCACCCGGATCGTCGCCACGACCCCCGGCTCGTTCCCGACCAAGAACGCTCCGGCGCCGATCAAGGTCACGGCCGTCTGGGGTTGGCCGGCGATCCCGTATCCGGTCAAGAGCGCGTGCATCCTCCTTGCCGGTCGCCTGACCAAGCGTGGCGACTCGCTGCTCGGCGTGGCTGGCTTCGGCGACCTTGGCGCCATCACCGTGCGCAACATCGACCCCGATGTCCAGCGCATGCTGGCGCCGTACAAGACCGCCACCCTCGCATGAGCGGCTCGGCGTCACAGATCCACGAGGCGCTTTCGTTGGCCCTTGCCGCCGTGCCCGGCCTGCGAGTCGCCGACCACCTGCCCGAGCAGGTCAGCCCACCGATGGCGGTCGTGCAGCTGCAGAACATCACCTATCACCGAGCAATGGCCGGTGGGACCTCCGAATGGCAGTTCCTCATCGCCCTGGTGGCCGGTCGCATGGGCGACCGCTCAGCGCAGCGTCAGATTGACGGGTGGGTGTCCTACGACGGCAGCCAGTCGATTCGAGCCGCTATCGAGACCGACCAGACCCTCAACGGCGTCTGCCAGACCCTCATCGTCGCCGACATGGTCGCTGTTCGTCCGATCACTCTCGGCGACGCGTCCTACTTGTCTTGCGAGTTTAACGTCACCGTTCACGCCTAGGAGGCACCGTGACCTACACCATCACCGGCCCGTTCCCGGTGCTCGGCCAAGAGCCGGGCACCACGTTGACCGACGAGCAGCTCGACGGCTTTGACGTCGATTGGCTCATCGAGTCGGGCCACATTGTCGCAACCAGCGAGGCCGCACCGGCCAACACCAACAAGGCCGCACCGGCCGACACAACCAAGGAGGGCTGAGCCACATGGCACAGGTCATCACCAACGCCACAGTCACCGTGGGAGGCGTCGACCTTTCGTCGAGCATCCGCAAGGTGACGCTGTCCACGTCGCGCGCAGAGCTCGACACGACCACTTTCGGCAGCACCGCCAAGCGTCGCGTCGCCGGTCTCGCCGACAACAAGGTCAGCCTGGACTTCAACCAGGACTTCTCGGCCTCCTCGGTCGAGGCGTCGATCTACTCGCTGATCGGCAGCACGACCACCATCGTGGTCAAGCCCAACGGCACCACCGCCTCGGCGACGAACCCGTCCTACACCTTCGTCGCCCTGGTGACTGAGTGGACGCCGCTCGACGCTCAGGTCGGCGAGCTCGCTTCGGCGACAATCTCGTGGCCGATCGACGGCACGATCACCAAGGCCGTCGCCTAGTCATGGCCGCCCTCATGCGTCTTCGAGTTGTCCCCGCCGAAGGGGACGCATACGAGGTCAACGTCATCCCGAAGGTCATCGTCGAGGCTGAGCGTCACTTTGCCAAGCCCATGACGGACCTTTTCGGGGAGTCCGCATCGTTCGAGGCGCTGTGCTGGGCGGCTTGGAAGGCCACCATGGTCTCCGGCCGCCCGGTGCCGCTCTTCGACGAGTGGCTCAACGGCATCGACAGCGTTGAGGCCGGCGAGATGGAGCGCGTCCCTTTAGAGAGTCGATGACGTTGCTGGTTGCCCAGGTGGCTGTGGCAACCAGCATTTCGCCTCTCGATCTTCTTGAACTCCCGCCCGACATGTTCTTGGCCATCGTGGCTGTGCTCAAGGAACAAGCGCGCGAATCTGGAAGGTGAACCATGGCGACGCCATCGGAACGAGCGGATCTCGATGTCACGATGCGCCCTCTTCTCAACTACAACGAGATGAAGAAGGCGTTGAAAGACGCAGACCCTGAGATCCGCAAGGAAATGGACAAGACGATTCGGGGATTCATCAACCCGATTGCACAGGTCGCCAAGGGCTACATCCACGAATCACCGCTGAGCGGGTGGAGTAAACGAGACAACAGCACCAGTAAATGGGGCTCACGACTCGCTTGGGACTCAACAGCGGTCAAGCGAGGCATCGCAGTTCGTCAGGGCAAGCGACGCCCCAAGAACGTGCCAGCCACCGCGTCGGTGACGGCATGGGGCATCTACAACCGCTCGCCAGCCGGAATGATCTACGAGCTGGCAGGCAAACGCTCGTCGGGCAGCACCCCGGCCGGCCGAACCTTTGTCCAAGTGTTGACCGAACGAGGCCATCGGCCTTCTCGTCTCATCTGGCGAGCGTTCACCGAGCACGGCGGCGGCGCCGCAATCACGCGAGACGTTGCTCGCACCATTGAAAAGTACGAGAGCCAGCTGGGTCATCGCCTGAGCTGATCGAGGAGCCCGCATGGCCGTCGTCATTCCGATCATCTCGACCTTCGACTCGAAGGGCGTCACCAGTGCGCTGACGAACCTGCAGAACCTGTTCAACTCGAACAAGACCGGCGCCGAGAAGTTGCGGATCGGCACGGGGATCGCCTCGGCCGGCATCTTGGCTGGCGCTGGTGCGGCTGCTGTTGGCTTGTTCAAGGTGGGGGAGTCGTTCGACGACGCCTTCGACAAGATCCGTGTCGGCACCGGTGCAACGGGCCCGCAGCTCGATCAGCTCAAGAACGTGATGAAGGGCGTCGTCAGCGATGTGCCCGCATCGTTCGGCGACGCTGCCACCGCCGTCACGACCTTGAGCCAGCAGCTTGGCCTCAGTGGCAAGCCGCTGCAGAACATGAGCGACCGGGTGCTTGAACTGTCCCGCATGACGGGCACCGATCTGCAGACCAACCTTGACTCGGTCGCCGGCGTGATGAACAACTTCGGCGTCTCGGCCGCCGATCAATCGGGCAAGCTCGATGAGCTGTTCCGAGCCTCCCAGGCTTCGGGTGTTGGCGTGTCTGACCTGGCTGGCCAGATGTCTTCGTCAGGAGCGCAACTGCGCAGCGTCGGGTTGAACTTCGAAGAGTCGGCCTCGCTGCTCGGCACGCTTGGCAAGGCTGGCCTCGATGCTGGCGACGTCATGCCTGCCCTCGGCAAAGCCATGGCGACCGCTGCGGCAAACGGTCAGAGCGCCCAAGACGTCTTCAAGCAGACGTTCGACACCATCAAGAACTCGCCCAGCGACGTCAGCGCATCGGGCGCAGCCCTTGACGTCTTCGGCGCCAAGGCCGGACCCAAGCTCGCCACTCTCATCCGAGAGGGCAAGTTGTCGTATGACGACATGATGGGGTCCATCGCCAAGGGCAAGGACTCCATCATGGGAGCCTCGGGCGACACTCAGGACTTCGGTGAGAAGCTCACGGTGCTCAAGAACAACGTCCTGGTCGCGCTCGAGCCGATCGCCACGCAGGTGTTCAACGCCGTTGGCAAGGCCGTGGAGAAGGTCGGCCCGATCATTGAGCACCTCACCAAGTGGATGACAAAGCACAAGGGCGTCATGATCACCGTTGCTGCGGTCATCGGCGGCATCGTCTTGGTCGTCCTTGCCGCTTACACGGCTTCGATGCTGTCAGCAGCGGCCGCAACGGTCGCTGCAACGTGGCCCATCTTGGCAATCATTGCCGTCATCGCTTTGCTTGTTGCTGGCGTGATCTACGCCTGGCAGCACTTCGCCTGGTTCCGCACGGTAGTGAAGACGGTCTTCTCTGCAATCAAGAGTGCCATTCACGTTGCTTGGCAGGTCATCAAGGTGATCTTCCACGCCATCAGCTGGTACATCATGAACATTCTCGTTCCCTACTTCAAGATGATCTGGGACGTCGTCCAGACCGTGTTTGGGGTGGTCGTCACGATCATCTCGGGCGCATGGGACGGCATCAAGGCCGTCTTCAAGTGGATCAAGGATGGCGTCAAGAGCGTCATCGACATCTTCGGCACCATCGTCGACGGGATCAGCAGCGCGTTCTCGACGCTTGGCGACACCATCCTCTCGCCGTTCAAGTGGGCGTTCAACAAGATCGCTGAAATCTGGAACGGCACCGTTGGCCAGATCCACTTCAAGACTCCGTCTTGGATGGGTCCGCTTGGCAACATCGGGTTCAGCATCCCCAAGATCCCGACGTGGAAGGCCGTTGGCGGCTCGGTCATCGGCGGCGACCCCTACATCGTCGGCGAGCAGGGCCCTGAGCTCTTCATCCCAGGCAACATGGGCGGCTCGATCGTTCCGCACAACCGCATGAACGGCATGGGCGGCGTCACCAACCACGTGACCATCAACGTTCACGGGGCTGACCCGCAGGCGGTCGTCAACGCTCTGCGGACTTGGACCCAGCGCAACGGCTCATTGGCCGGCGCCGGCGTCCGATGACCGCCCCGTCCGTCGAGGTCTTCATCGGCTTCGAGGCCACCGGCACCCTGGGGGACTTCTTCACCTTGGACGACCCCACCAGGGGTCTGTTGTCCATCCCCAACACGCCTCCTGATTCGGCGACATTTGTCTCCACCTACACGCTGGCCGACACGGTCTTCGTCGACGTGAGCAGCTACGTCTCAGGGCAGGTTTCGGTCACCCGTGGCCGCAGCCGTCAGACCGACCAGTTCCAGGCGGGCACGGCGTCGTTCACGTTGCGCAACGAAGACCGCTCGTTCGACCCGTCGAACACGGCCTCGCCGTACTACCCGAACGTCGGACCTCGAGCACAGGTGCAAGTGTTCATCGCCGGCCAGATGGTCTTCGCTGGTTACGTGGACGACGTCAGCGTGAACTACGAGATGCCGAGCACGTGCACCACGACGTTCACGTGCGTCGACGCGTTCACGCTGCTGGCCAACATGCCCCTCGACGGCATCCACGTGACGTCAGCGTTGCCTGGTGCCGTCATCACCCAGGTGCTCGACTACGTCGGTTTCCCGGCCACGAGGAACATCGCCGACGGCAACACGATGATCCAAGACAGCCGCCCGACTGGCGACGCCCTGCAGTACCTCCAAGCGGTCTCGGCTTCGGAAAACGGTTACCTCTTCATCGACCGGTTCGGCGTGCTGACGTTCTATGACCGTTACGAGATCGGGTTCCACGGGGTCTTGTCTCACACTCCCTTGGCGGTGACCTTCACCGATTCGACAACCAGCCCGGACCTTGCCGTTGGCACCTGCGGCTACAACGCCATCACGCAGGCCAGCCAGGCGCTGTTGCTCTACAACATCGTCACTGGCTCGACCGATGGCGGCACGTCGGGCGTGGCGATCAACAAGACGGTCACGAACGATGCCAGCGTGGCGAAGTATTTCGGCCGCACCTTGTCGCTCAGCTCGTTGCAGAGCGCAGATCCGCCGGACGTCCAGTCGCTGTGCGAATGGCTGGCCTATGCCTACGGTTCGCCGGAGATCCGATTCGAGTCCATTGGCGTCGAGCTGTCGGGCGTTGTCGACAGTCGCGCGATCGCTTCGTTGAAGGGCGCAGCCAATCTCTGCGCCTTTGACATCGGCCAAGCCGTAACGGTCGAGCGCACGCCGCCCGGCACGGGAACGCCCTCGGTGATCTCGATTGACTCGCTGATCGAAGGCATCTCGTATTCGCTCGACGTCTCGGGATCGTCCTACGCCGTGATCTACACCCTCGGATCAAACAACCGAGTCAACTACTTCCTCCTCGATGACGCTGACCAGGGCGTTCTCGATTCGTCCCGTCTGGCCTACTAGCAGGGAGCATCAATGGCTGCTGTCAACTTCAACGCGGGCGATGTCCTCACCGCCTCACAGATGAACCAGATCGGCAAGGACTCCGACTGGATCACCATCTCGTCGTTCTCGAACTCATGGGTGGCCGGGTCGATCACCCCCGCCTACCGCAAGGTCGGCAACCGGGTGGAGCTGCGCGGCCGAATCACCGCTGGAACCGGCTCCGGCACGACGGCATTTACGCTCCCGGCCGGATACCGCCCGCAAACCACCTTGACTCGTGTGGTTGGCACGACCTCGTCGTTCAACTACGTGCAGATCGACACGTCGGGCAACGTCCAACCCACGACTTCCGGCGGCAACGTTTCGCTCGATGGTCTTGGATTCTGGAACGACTAATGGCCGACGCTCGCTCCGACATCGTGAGCTGGGCCAAGTGGGGCGTCGCCAACCACGGCCGGTTCAACTACACCGAGGGCCCGCAGCGCATGGCGCAGGTCCGCGCCCCAGGCGATGGCCCGATCTTCTGCGACTGCTCGGCGTTCGTCACCTACTGCTACTCGTGGGCCGGCGCTCCTGACCCGAACGGGCAGGGCTACAACGGAACCGGGTACACCGGCACGCTTCTCGCCCACGGAACGCCGATCACCCTCGCTCAGGTCCGGCCTGGCGACGTGATCGTCTACGGCCCCGGCACCGGTTGGCACACCGCCCTCGTCGTCGAGGCGGAGAACGACCCACTCACCGTCAGCCATGGCGAGCAGGGCGACCCGAACTACTGCCGAGTCAGCCAGGACGGCCGTCAGCCGCAGCGCTACCTGCGCTTCGACACCACGAAGGGCGGATCGGGCGCTGTGAGCCCCGTGGCGCCTTCCAACCCGGCGCAGCACGTCTTGGTCCCGAACGTCTCCGTGGCGAGCGTGCAGGCCCGTGTGGGCGTTGTCGCGGACAACGTGTGGGGACCACAGACCGACGCAGCTGTGCGCCACTGGCAGGCCGCCCACGGCCTCGCCGTTGACGGCGTCGTCGGGCCTGCCACTTGGGCCTCGATGCAGGGCACCGCACCCGTCCAGGCGTCGCACCGCACGCTCAGGCGAGGAGACACCGGCCCCGACGTGGCGCAGGTCCAGCAGCGCCTCAAGATCAACGCCGACGGCGTCTTCGGCCCGGCCACCGAGGCGGCCGTGCGTGCCTTCCAGACCCGCAAGGGCCTGAGCGTCGATGGCATCGTCGGCCCGCAGACGTGGAAGGCGATGGGGTTGTGAGCGTCATCAGCGCCGATGCCTTGACCGCCCTGTTCGGCGGCATCATCGGCATGATCGGCGCCATCACGATGCTCTGGGTGCAGGTCGCCAAGGTGCGTCGTGAGAACACCGAGCAGCACGCCGAGGGCCGTGCCCTCGTCACCGACGTGCGCGACAACCTCCTCGACCTCCACACCACCGTCAATCGCATCGACCGCAAGATCGACGACGTGGGTGAACGCCTGGACCGACACGAAGAGAGCCACAACGGGCCACGGCGTCGCGTTTCCTGACCTCGAAGAGAAGGGTGGCCTGTGACCACGCATCTCGTCATCCCAGACACGCAGGCCAAAGACGGCACCCCGGTCGATCATCTGCGTTGGATTGGCCAGCTGATCGTCGACGTGCGACCCGACGTGGTGATTCACCTTGGCGATCACGCTGACATGCCCTCGCTGTCGTCCTATGACGTCGGCAAACGCTCGTTCGAGGGTCGCCGGTACTCGCTCGACATCGAGGCCGCCAACGCCGCCTTCGATGTGCTCAACGAGCCGCTCGACGCCTTCAACGCCCACCGTCGGGCGATGAAGGAGAAGAAGTGGAAGCCCCGCCGAGTGATCACCTTGGGCAACCACGAAGATCGCATCGACCGGGCCGCCAACGACGACCCGAAGCTCTTCGGCCTGGTATCGACCGACCACCTCAACTACGCCGCCCACGGCTACGAGGTGATCCCGTTCCTCACCCCGATCTCGATCGACGGCATCTGGTATTGCCACTACTACGCCGCACCCATGACGGGGCGGCCCTATGGCGGCAACGCGCTGGCTCGGCTCAAGACCGTGGGCCACTCGTTCGTCATGGGACACCAGCAGACGCTCGACTATGCGCTGCGGTTCCTCACCGACGGCACCCAGCAGATGGGGATCATCGCCGGCGCCTGTTACGTGCACGCCGAGGATTACAAGGGAACCCAGGGGAACGCGCACTGGCGAGGCGTGATCCTCCTCGAGCAAGTCGAGAACGGCGTGGCCGATCCTCGGTTCATCTCGCTCGACCAGCTGTGCCGCCGCTACGAAGGCAAGCCCCTAGCCACCTACATGGCTCGCAAGCACGGCCTCTCCGTGTTCGGCCTGCCGCTCTGACTCGACCAACCCTGCAGGGAGGACACCCATGGCTGATCCAGCCAACTACCCGCTCAACATCGTGATCGGCGATACCAAGACGGTATCGGTGACGATGAAGGACTCGAACGGCGCGGCGATCAACATCACCGGCCGCACCTACTCGGCGCAACTGCGTGCTGCCATCGACGACACGTCGCCCCTGGCGACCTTTAGCTGCTCAATCGTGAGCGGCGCGGCCGGCACGATGAACGCCACGCTCTCGGCCACGACCACCGCCGCCCTTACGGCTGGCGACGCCGTCTGGTCGCTGCGTGAGACCTCCTCAAGCGTCGTCACCACGCTTCTCGAAGGCCCCGTCAAGATCAGCCAGAGCCCGACCCGATGACGACCGACGCTCTCATCCTGCAGGTCACCGACTCGGCGACCATCATTCGCACCACCGACACCCTCGTCACGGCCGTCGGCTCAAACGTGGCCGGCCCGACCGGCCCCACGGGTCCGACCGGTCCTGCTGGCACCGCCGCGACCGTCTCGGTCGGCTCGACCACGACCGGCGCTGCTGGTTCGTCGGCAGCCGTCTCGAACACCGGCACCACCTCGGCCGCCGTGCTCACTTTCACGATTCCCAAGGGCGACACCGGCGCCACCGGGGCGGCGGGCGCTGCTGCGACGGTGTCGGTCGGCTCGACCACGACGGGCGCAGCGGGCACGTCGGCCTCGGTGTCGAACACGGGCACCACGTCGGCGGCGGTCTTCGCTTTCACCATTCCGCAGGGCGCAGCCGGCGCAGCCGGCGCCACCGGGTCGTTCAACGCCAACAGCGCCTTCCAGGGCGCGCTTGAGGTCGTCAGCGTCGACAGCTCGTCCACGCTGAGCGGTTCGACCGCCGCCACGGTGTCGATCAAGACGGCCGGCGCCTACCTGTTCACCACCAACCCCGGCGCCAACTGGACCACGAACGTGCGTGGCGACGGCTCAACGACGCTGGCCTCGATGCTCAGCGTCGGCCAGTCCGTCACGGTCACGGTGATGACGAACAACGGCGCCTCGGCCTACTACTGCCCGTCCGGCTCGTTCCAGATCGACGGCACGGCCACCGGCGTGACGATGAAGTGGCTCAACGGTGCGTCGCCCGCAGCTGGTGACGCCAGCGCCTACGACATCTACACCTACACGATCGTCAAGACGGCAGCGACGCCTACCTACACGGTCTTCGCCGCGCTGACCAAGTTCGCATGAGCCCGATCCGTGGCAGCGTGGCTGCTGGCTCGTCTCATGGGCTTGGTGACGCTCGGTTCGCCAAGGCGGTCACGGAGGTTACGGCGCAGCGCAAGGAGGTCCGCTGGACCACCTCGATCACGACGCCGGGCACGAACGTGACGCTGACGCAGACGCCCGTCGCCGGCAACCTCCTCGTCGTCATGGTGTCGAACAACAACGCCCTGGCATCGCCGACGGTGACCTATGGCGGCACGACCGCCACGCAGATCACGGGCAACCTGACCACCGGCATCTGCGGCTACCTGTTCTACGTCCCGCTCACCAGCGGCAACGTTGCCTCGGGTGGCACGACGCTGAACGTCACCTGGTCGGCCGGGACGGTCGCCGCCGCCTCGATCACCGAGGTTTCGGGCGCCTATGCGGCGAGCCCGATCGACACGACAAACACGGCCATTGGGTCATGGAGCAGCGGTAACGGAATCTCAATGAGCTCAAGTCCTGCAAAAACGGTGGTTGGGGCTTTGGCCATTGGGTTTGCTTCGCTTGCCGGGTCTCAATCGTTTCTGCTTGATTCCAACACCACCGACCTGTCGTTCAGCGCCACGTGGGGGAGCTTTACCGCCGCAGGCAACATCTACGCCCGGTCGTACAACAACGGCCTCAAGTTCACTCCGTCGGGAAGCCTCTCATGGGCGCTTGGCTCCGCCACCGCTCGCAACGGTGTGTCGTGCTGGGTCGCTTTCAGGCCCGCAGCATGACCGCCTGGGACTCGACCAGCGCCGAGGCGGCCCGGCTCGTTCACGGCGACCGTGGCGACACGTACGGCCACCCGGCCGTCGACTACGCACGCACGGCCGCACTCTTCAAGGCCCTGACGGGCGTGGATCTGAGCGTCACCGAGGCGGTGGCCTTCATGGCCTGCGTGAAGCTGAGCCGCATCGGCATGGCGCTCGACGCCGGCCACGACGCCAAGACCGTCAGGGACTCGATTGTCGACCTGGCTGGCTATGCCGACTGCCTTTTCGCCGTCTGGGAACTGTTTCCACCCAAGCCCAAGCCAACTGAAAGGCCCACGCCATGAACAAGACCTTCTTCCGCCAGCTGCTCGAGCGAGCCGTCAAGACCGCAGCGCAGAGCGCCCTGGCACTCGTCGTCGCTGCGCACTTCGACTGGTTCCACGCCGACTGGAAGTCAATCGTCGGCACCATCGCCACGGCGACCGTGGCCTCGGTGCTCACGTCGCTGGCCTCAAACAGCGTCGGGCCCGCAGACTCGCCGTCGATCGTCCCCGTCACGCCGCCGGCGGCCTGATCGCCGGCTCGATAGGTCAGCACCCTGCCGCTGCCCACTGGCGCCCCGATGGGGCATTGCCAACAACCGAGCCGGTCTGCGCGAGCAAGCCCCCGCCCCTGTGCTGCAGCACAGCCGTGGCGGGGGCTGTTCGCTTTGTGGGGCTAGTCGTCGGTCTTGCGTCCCAGATCGAGCTCAACGCCAAGGAAGTAGGCGTCTTTGCGGCTCGTTCCGGCTCGGCCGGTGATGTGACCGACGCACGTTAGGTACTTGGCGTCCTGCTGCTTCATCACCTTCTTGACGTATGACTTGTGCGTCTTGGGGATGTAGCCAACAGTCTTGCCATCGACCAAGACGACCAGGGCGGTCTTGTCGTGCTGGTTGAGCGGGTCGGGCTCGATGAGCGCCAACACGTCTCGATGAAGCGGCTGGCCCGCCTCGTTGACCCCGCCAGCGGCGGCGATGATCGCCTGCTGATAGTTGGACTCGCCGACCACGGCCTGCTTGCCCTTGCCGGTTGGCTTGATGTTTGCCATCTCGACCAGCTGCGCCCAATCGTGGACGCCCTTGTGCGCCTCGACCTTCTTTGCCCTTGAGAACAGACCCATGACGCCTCCTAATCGGGTTCGTGCATTGGCAACCTATCCGAGCGCCTTGCCGATCGCTTCCATGGCCGCTCGCTGCCGTTCGGCGGTCGAGTGCGCGTAGACGTTGAGCGTCATGGTCGGGTTCGCATGGCCGAGCACGTCGGCGGCGTCCTTGGGGCTCACGCCGGCGGCCAGCATCTCGGTGGCAGCGAAGTGGCGCAGCGAATGGAAGTGCACGTGGACAAGGTCGAGGGCCTTGGCCGTCCTGGTAAACGCCGATGAAAGGCTGTCGGGGTTGATCGGCCTGGTGCCGTCGGGCCACGAGGACAAGATGTAGGCATCCTCGGGCATCGTGACGCCGGCGGTCTGCGCCAACCTTGCGCATCGCTCATGCCATGCCACCAGCGCTTCGGCCACCACGCCGACCACGGGGATGATCCGCTCTCGGCCCGACTTCGTGCTCTTGGTCCCGGTCTCGCCGGCGATCCGCCACAGCGAAGCCGAGATGTCGAGCAGCCCATCGTGCAGATCGGTCCATCGAAGGGCGCACAGCTCACCACGTCGAGCACCCGTCGACGCCGCCAAGAACGCCGCCATGCCGTAGACCTCGTTCATCTCCGTCAGGCCACGAACGATGGCTTGGATCTCCTCGGGGCTTGGCACGACCAAAGGCTTGCGAGGCACCGCCGGCGGCGACGCCTTGGCGCACGGGTTGGCGTCGATCCAGCCCCACTTGACCGCCTGGCTCAACGCCGCCGAAAGCACCGCATGATGACGCCGGACGGTGGCTGGCGAGACGGGCCGAGCCAGCAGCTCGTCGTAGAAGGCGTCGATTTGGCGGCCGGTCAACTGCCCGACCGGCACGTCGCCCAAGGCGGGGATCAGCACGTTGTGGACGCAACGTCGAGCCGAGTCGACCGTGTGCGGCGAACGACCTCGGGCCTCGGTGTGGCGCAACCATTCCTCGAGCACGGCCGACAAGGGGGCCGATGAACCGCTGGTCGGGTGCTCGTCGAGCTCGGCCAAGATGGCCTGCACCTGCTTCTGCGCCGCCGAGCGCGTCTTGGCCTTGATCGTCCTGGTCAGCATCCTCGGCTTGCCCGTCACCGGGTCGGTGCCATGCCTCATCCGCCAGCGCCACGAACCGCTGCCTGGCGGACGCTCGTCGAGAGATCCGATACCCTGTGGACGCCTTGACATGCAGCGAACGCTACTTGGAATCCACCAAGTGAGTCCAAAGTGTGTCCAAGGTGGGGGAAACCCCAATGGACAGGTGCGAGAGCGGCCGAATCGGAGTCACTGCTAAAGCCTTTCAGGGGGGTACACCACACCCTGATTCTCAGTAATCCCAACGATTTAGCCTGTTTCAAAGAGGCCCATTATTTCGTTGTTCTGACGAAGTGTGTCCAAAGTGTGTCCAAGAATCGGCGTCGTGCATGCCCGCCGAGCAAAGCGAACAGGCGTTCGCTAGGGTCCACCATTGTGGAGATGGAATCTGAAATACTCGCCGACCCAATCGGAGCAGGTCGAGCGATCGCAGAGCGATGGCGAGCAGCTGGTGACCAGGACGGAGCGCAGACGATGGACGTTGCGCTCGACGTTCTCAGCGGTTGGCTCGACGAGCGTTCCACTCCACGATCGACGAGACGATGAGGGCCGCCATCTGCTGATCGGTCAATCCAAGAAACTTGGTCATCTTGTCGAGCAGATCCTTGTCGAACGCAGGGATCGACTTCCCCAACTCCCAGCCGTTGTAAGCGGGAGAGCTAACACCGAAAAGCGCGCCAGCATCTCGCTGGTTCAGCCCAGCTGCAATGCGTGCCGTCTTCAACGCAATGCGTAGTTCGGTGGGGATGCTCATGGCCTTCACGTTTCGTTAGGCCCTAAGTCTACGCAACCGTACGCGGTTCCATGCATCGGCCAACAATCCCAAGTCGCAACCAACATGCTTGACATGTATTAAGTGGTAGTTAATACTTATCAACCATGAACCCCGGCACCGTCAACGTTCCCCAGTTGATGAGCCCCGACGAAGCAGCTGCTTACCTCGGGGTGCACATCAACACCATGCACCGCTGGCTCAAGAGCGGCACCGTCCCCGGCGTCCGTCTCGGTGGCAAGTGGTTCATCAAGGCGACCACTCTCGCTGACCTCCTTGAGCCTTCCCGGGGTGCCGCATGAGCGCCGCCCTCCGTTGCACCACCTGCAGCATCATCTTCGCCCCGTTCGGAGGTGGCAACGCCACCGTTGCTGCGAACTTCACGCAGCACCCGTGCGCCGCACAGCTCGTCGACCGTGACGAAGCGATGCGGCCCGATGTCGTCCAGGTGAGGAGCCGTCGTTGGCACCCCACCAACCGAGGGGGTGCAGCATGAAGCGCAACGTCCTGATCCTGATGGCGATCTTTGCCGTCTTTGCCATGTTGGGTGCGCTCAACTGGCTCGTCAATCTGCTGGCAGCGACCGCCCCGCTGGTGGTTGCGGTGGTGGTCCTGCCAGCACTCACGTTCGTCGCCTTCAAGGTGGTGTTCGCCGAGGACAACCGATGAAGACCGACCTCGGGGTCATCCTCGAGTCGATCGCCCTCGGCCTGGTGGGTGGCGTCATCGCCCTCTACATCGTGATCGGTGTGTGGGGCTGATGGTGAACGCAGCCAAGGCCAAGGGCAGCCGGGCCGAGCGTCAGGTGGCCGACTACCTGACCGCCAACGGCATCTCGGCCGATCGCATCCCCGCCGGCGCCACGCTCGACCGTGGCGACTTGTGGCTGCCGTCGCCGGTCATGCCATCCATCGACGTCAAGGATCACGCCACGCCGCAGCTGGCTGCGTGGGTCGACCGTGCCGCCGAGCAGGCCGAGAACGCCAAGCGCTCCGTCGGCGTGGTCTGGCACAAGCGCCGAGGCAAGGGCAGCCCCGCCGACTGGTACGTCACCACGTCCGGCGCTGGCTTCCTGTCGATCTTGCAAGCGATGGAGGCAGCGTGATGGAAGAGATCAGCGACAGCAAGATCAACGTGCTCTGCGAGCAGCTCGAAGAGGCCGCCGAGTACGAGGCCCACAACCCGTCGCCGAGCGGCATCGACCCCGACCTGCTGCTCGACGCCAAGGCGATGATCGACGCCCTCGTGGAGCGAGACCAGGAGCGCACGGCGCTGGTCGGCGACCTGCTCGAACAGGTCAAGTCGATGCGCACGACCCTCGTCGACGCCAACGCCGAGATCCAGTACCTCATCGCCGCCGGAGGCGTTCACTGATGCCCCCGTTCCCCGGCGAGTGGACCGACCGTGCGGCGTGCAAGGGCAAGACCGACATCTTCTTTCCGACCGCCGACGACCGCAGCGCCAAGGCCGCAGCCCTGGCGATCTGCAAGACCTGCCGGGTCAAGCCGCACTGCCGTGAGTGGGTGCTGAACCACCGTGAGCGCGGCATCTGGGCCGGCATGGGCCACAAGGACGCCGCCGCGGAGCGCAAGCGCCTTGGCATCCGTCTGACGTCCATCGACGCCTTCCTGTAGTCCCCGAATCCCCAAGGAGAAGTGATGACCATCGACGAGCTGCTCGCCCTGCCGACCCGACGTGACCGGTGGGGTCGTTACGTGGTGCTGCCACCAGGCGGATCGAAGCCGATCGGCTACACCCGAGCAACCACGATCGCCAAGACGCTCGACGACCAGCAGGCGCTGATTGAGTGGAAGGCCCGCATGGTTGCCATCGGCATCGGCGCCCGTCCTGACCTCGCCGCTCGGGCCGCAATGGTCGATAGGGACGACCGTAAGGCCCTTAATGTTCTCGCTGACGACGCCGCCACGGCCGGTGGGGCGACGATCCGCCGAGACCAGGGCACGGCGATGCACGCCGCCTTCGAGCAGTCGTGGCACGACCTCTCGGCCGTCCCGGCCATGTTCGCCACCGAGGCCAAGGCCGTTCATGACGCACTGGAGGCCGCTGGCCTCTCGGTGGTCGAGGGCATGGCTGAGCGCATGGTGGTGAACGACGCCTACCAGGTGGCCGGCACGTTCGACCTCGTGCTGAGCGACGGCCAGCAGCTCTACGTCGCCGACGTCAAGACGGGGTCGAGCCTCATGGGCGCCCTGTCGTTTGCCATCCAGCTGGCGCTTTACGCCACTGCCGACAACTTGTACGTACAAGGTGCCGCAGCCGACGGGTCCGAGGACGTGCGAGAGGCGATGCCGAATCTGAGTAGAAGTGCAGGCGTCGTGCTGCACATTCAGCCCGGTTCGGCAGTGTGCGACCTGCACTGGATCAACCTCGAGGCTGGCGCCGAGGCCCTCGACCTCGCCATGAAGGTG